TTAGGGCAGATGGAAGTATCTTCTTGGATAAGGAGCGTATATCCCTTATAGATATGGGTGGAGCTTTAAGGAAAGCCGCGAAGAATAGGAACTGGAGTGCAACCAGAGGATCTGATCCATGACGGTCGAGGCTGACCTGCGGACGCTGCTGCTGAGTTTCGGTAGCGCGATAACCGACAAGGTCGGCACGGGCAACGCGGCGCGGATTCGGCCCGACCGGCTGCACGAGGAGGATGACGACACCCAGGCGGCGATCATCGTGGAGGTGGACAACGAGAGGCCGCTAAATACGCTCGACGGCAAGGGCGGTCGGCGATATGCGGACGTGACGCTGCGCTGCCGGGCCCGGACGAAGGCGGCCGCCCGGGCCCTGGCCGAGTCGGTGAGGACCAAGGACACCGATCCGGGCACGGGACTGGCCGGCTACAACGGGACGGTCAGCGGAACGGAGTACGACGCGGTCCTGGACGACGAGCAAACCAGTTTCAGCCCGGCCGCGGACGGGAGCGACCAGGGCTGGTACGACGTGTTTTCCAACTACGTGGTGACTTGGGCGGAGACGATCTGATGACGGCTGTCCTCCTGGGTGACAAGGAGCTGGATCGGAACCTACGGAAGCTCGGCGAGAAAAGCTCGAAGAAGGCCATCGTGGCTGGCATCCGGGCCAGTATGAGGCCGATAGCTACGGCCATGCGGCGAGCGATCAACCAAGCGATCGCTGACCCGGAACTCAAGGCGGAGGCCCGCAAGACGATCGGAGCGCGCTTTGCCAGGAAATATAAGTCTGACCTGCGCGAGGCCAAGGTCGGCTTTGGTGTCGGGAAGAAACGCGCAAAGCAAAAGGCAACTGGTCAGGGACAAAGTGCTGGCGTAGGACTCACAAGTCGTACTGTGCATTGGTTTGTTCTCGGCACGAAAGAACGCCGTCTCAAAAAACCTCATACCGCAGCATTTATCGACGACGAAGGCAAACTAATTTTCCGCCGTGTTCTTTCCACCGGGAAGGTAGCGGCCGTCTTTGCCGATGTGACGCGAAACGTCGTGGCAAGTACCGGAGAGAAGAGTCTAGCCGCGGCCCGGAAGAAGATCAAACAGGTAATCGAACGCGAAGCTCGAAAGAGAGGTTAGAAGCTATGGCAAAAGTGAAATGCAAGGGGACAAGTTTAAGTCAGGAGGTGGGGACAGTCGCGACTGCGATCGCACAGATAATCTCGTTGGATCTTCCTGAGGCTGCGGCAGAATATTACGAAAGTGACACGCTCGACAATACGGATCCAGGTATCCCGTATGAGCCGACTAACCGCGTGGAAGGCGGATCGATCAGCGGGGAGCTTTTCTACGATCCCAATTTGGCCGGTCACCAGGCCCTGCTCGCGATACTCGGAGACCCCTCGACGCTGATGAGTTCCGACGCGAACCCAGAAGAAATGATCATCACCTTCCAGGACGGCGGCAGCAGCACATGGACCTTCACCATCGCCGGTTTCAGTTTCGGCGGCACGGTCGCCCTGAACGACGGGCTCAAGGGAAGCTTCAGCGCCAAGCTGAACAAGATCCCGACTGAGTTCGCCGGCTACAGTTCATAAGGATTGCCGTCATGCAGTGCCGATTGCTGCGGGACATGAAGATGGTCCGCCCGACGGCGGAGTTCCCCGACGGCGTCAAGCCCAAGGGCACGCTGATCGAGCACCGACAGGCCGCCCTGCTGGTGAAGATGGGCGTGGCCGAGCCGGCCGACGAGGAGTGCCGGAGGGCGGCGGGCATGACGCCCGAGCGGACGGCCGCCGCGGCCCACGCTTATGACCGCACGGAAAAGGGTATCGCGCCAGAGGACTTCGAGGCTTACGAGGAAGGGTTGATGGTCGGCTACAACCCGGACGGTTCCTGGAAAGCTGGGCCGAACTACGAGGAGGCGGCCTGGGAGGAGCGGAAACGAAATAGCCCCCTAACGATCATAGAGGATGAATGAGATGACTGAGAACAACGGTCTGGCGACGGTCGAGCAGATCCGCGCAGTCGGTAGTCGCGGCGTCCGCCGCCACAAGATGGTTGGCCCGCTGCCGGTGAGCGGGCTATTCCTGCGGATTCAGTCGCTTACAGAACGCGAAATGGCCCGCCACGACGCCGAGGCGATCAGCTACAGCAAGGCAGGCGTGAAGCGGTCGGCGATCGAGAACGCCAACGCCCGCTTGTTCGTCCGCTGCCTGGTCGACGCTGACGCCAATCGCCTATTTGCCGACCATGAGACGGCCGTGTTTGCCGATTGGGACGCGGCGGATACGCGCTATCTTTATGACGAGATCGCCGAGCATGTTGGCGTCCGACGGGCCGATGAGGAAGCGGTAAAAAACTCCGAGATGACCATCGTCGCCGATTCGCGTTCCAGCTCGCCGAACGAGTAATCGGCACGCTGGACGTCGACGGGATGCTCGACAGCGTGACGCGGGCACAGTTCGAGGAGTGGCTGGCCTACAGGGAGATCGACCCCGACCCAATGGATCGGATCATCCACATCCTCCGACTCGGCTTTTGTGCGATCTGCAACGCCTGGGGGGCGAAGCTTGAGCCCAAGGATTTTGACCCATTCGCCGAAGGCGAGGCATCCGCAACTAGCGAGTCCCAGCAGTTGAGCCCGCAGCAGGCGGCGGCGATGTTCACTACCGTGTTTGGAGCACCCAACTGATGGCGTCGGCGGCCGGGGATCTGATCGTCAGGTTAGGCGCGGAGACGCGCCAGTTCGACAGCCGCATGCGCGCAGCCCGCCATCAGATTCGCGCCACCGGGGCGGCGACTACGCGAATGGGCACTACGATGGCGGGTGGCTTCGCTACCGCCGCCGCTGGCGCCCGGACGCTTACGGCGGCTCTGGCCCCGATTCTCGGCCCGATACTCGGCATTACTGGTTTGATGCAGTTGGTTAGAAGCGGCGAGGAATTCAACCGTAAGATGCGTTCCTCGCTGGCGATCATGGAGGCGACTGAAACGCAGCAGAAGGAGATGCGTCGAGCCGCGTTCGAGGTGGGTAAAACCACGAGATATGCGGCTAGCGAAGCTGCAGAGGCATTTTACTTTTTGGCGTCGGCAGGACTCAGGGCCGAGCAGACCATAGGGGCTTTGCCAACCGTGGCCAAATTCGCCCAAGCTGGGAACTTCGATCTCGCCCGGGCAACCGACATTCTGACCGATGCCCAGTCCGCCCTGGGACTCGCGTCAAAGGACACCGCCACCTACATGAAGAACATGAACCGGGTGGCCAACGTCACGGTGAAGGCGGCCACCAAGGCGAACGCCAGCGTGGAGCAATTCGGCGAAGCGCTGATGAACAAAGGGGCCTTGGGCGCCAAGCTCGTCGGGATGGAGCTAGAGGAGGCCATGGCCATCTTGATGGTCTTCGCCGACAAGGGTTTTGCCAAGGGAGTGGAAGGCGGTCAGGCGTTGTGGATGGCGCTCCGCGACCTGAAAACAAAGGCTGTGGAAAACGAGGCAGCGTTCAAAGCCCTGGGGATTCACGTTGACGCAGGCGGCGGCAAGTTCGCCGCCATGGCTGATATCGTCGAGGATCTCGATAAAGCCTTTGCCGGGCTGGCACCGCTTGAGATCCAGAAGAAACTCGCAACCCTAGGGATTCCGAGCAAATCTTTGGCCCCGATTCTCACGTTGCTGGGTACGGCCCCCCAATTGCGCGAATACCACGAGTTGATGAAGAATGCTGGCGATACGATGGAAAAGGTGGCGGCCGAACAGATGACGCCGTTCCAAAAGGGATGGCGCGAAGTGAAGACTGCCGTGACTGAAGCGGGAACGGCCCTGACGGACACGCTCGGCCCGGACTTCGCAGAGACATTGAAGAGCGCTGCCAGTGCCATCGAAATCTTGACCGCCGCCCTCGGTCCGTTGATCGACACCTACAAGGAGCTGAAAGAAATGCCAGTTGTCGGCGAGTTGATGGAACGATCGATGCGGGGCGGATTGCCGAGCCGAGAGGACTGGGAAGCGGCGAAGGAAGTTCTCGGAATGAAAAAAACTCCCGCCGCTGCCGCGGCTACGGGCAAGGAGATAGGAGCCGCACCAGAAGAAGCAGCAAGGGCGGCGGCTCTGGCCCCCTCGCCTCTGATCGGTTTGTTGGAAAGACGGATGGGAAAAGTGCTCGAAGCAGGCGAGAAAGCAATTGAAGCCGCGCGCAGGCGAGCGACCTCGGAGCGCGAGCGAATAATGCGTCGGGGCCAAGCCATAACCGAACAGTTCGAGACGCCCGGCGAGCGATTCCGGCGACAGATAGCGGAAATCAATCGGCTCTTTCGGGCCGGCGCAATCGACGTTCAGACGATGCGTCGGGCCCACAAAGGCTACTGGGAGGAATATCAACCGCCGGCGAAGCGCGAAGAGTTTCGTCTTGCCGGGGCAATGGAAAGGGGATCCGCGGAGGCGTGGAAGACCATTTTCGCGGCCATGCGGCCAGCTCGCGACCCGCAAGAACAAATGGCTGGCGATATGCGTGAAGCCAAGGGCCATATGCGACGGGCGGCCGATGGAATCGAACGTATTGAAGGCAAAGAACCGGATCTAGTCGTGATACAGCGCTGATGGCCATAACCAGCTTCAAGGAGATCCACTCGGGGCGCGACGGGGGCGACGAGCTCGGCCGCGACGGGCGGATCGTCCGTCGCTACACCCGCGTCTTCCGGGTGACGACCGACAGCAACTACGACGAGGCGGCGACCATCCTCGCCCACTGGGCGTGCCCGCGCGTGGGCTCCCGTTATTCAGGTGATGTCGGCGCGTACTGCCGGCGCGTCCGGCCGCGAAACGAATCCTTCTCCAAGCGGGTCTGGATCGTCACCGCGGCCTACAGCTCGGAGGCCGAGTTACAGGAGAATCCGCTGCAAGAGGCGGCGGACATCAACTGGAACACGGAACAATTCCAACAGCCCTACGTCAAGGACAAGGACAACAACGCGATCCTCAACAGCGCGGGTTATCCCTATGACCCTCCGGTGGAGGACGATGATTCGCGCTGGACAGCCACCGTGCGGAAGAACGTGGCCGCCGTGCCGAGCTGGCTGCTGGAATATCGCGATGCGGTCTGCTCGGACACGTTCGTCCTCGACGGGCTCACGATCAAGCCCAACGAGGCCAAGATGCAGGCGATCAGCATCAGCAACGAGCAGGAGCGCAACGAGGTGGTATACCGCGTCCTGACGATGCGGATTAGCCTCAAATACGACGACCGGCAGCACGGCGTGGCCGAGGATAATGCGGTCTTCAAGGGATGGACGCGACAGATCCTGGACGCTGGATTTTACGATGGAAGCGACGATCCGTGCAGGGACAACCACGGCAACCCAGTCACGGCGCCCGTGCCGCTGGATGGAGCGGGCAACCAGCTCGCCAATCCGACCCCCGCCACTGTGAAGTATCAGACTTATGACATCTTGCGGCGAAAACCTTTCGAGGTTTTGCCACTAAGCTAAAGAAAAGGAACTCGATATGGGCAGTGCCACGAAGTTTCCGGGCGACATCAACGTGCCCGGCGTCGCCTACCTCCGCGGCGGAATCGCGCCCCTGCTGGCGCGGAGCTATCTGGAGCAGGACGACAACAAGGTCTATCCGATCAACCTGACGGACTTTCGCGTCTGGGACGCGCTGCACACGAACCTGCCCGGCACGGCGGCTACCGACGATCTGGCCCTGGTTGGGGGCACGTTCGGCACGAACAGCCCGACCATTCAGACCGGTGATCTCAAGGCGGCGGGGGCGACCAGCCGATACGCCCGCGTGATGATTCCCATGCCGGCGGAGTACGTCGCCGGGGAGACCGTCACGCTGCGGCTGCACGCCGGGATGAAGACCACGGTGGCCGATACCACCGCCACGGCAGACGTCGAAGCCTACGAGTCGGACCGCGAGGAGGGGATCAGCGCCGATCTCTGTGCCACGGCGGCCCAGAGCATCAACAGCCTCACCCTGGCCGACAAGGATTTTACTATCACGGCCACGAACCTAGAACCGGGCGAGCTTCTGGACGTCCGGATTCATCTTGCGGTCAACGATGCTGCCAGTGGGACCGCTGTAATCGGCCTGATCGGCGCCGTGGAGCTGGTCTGTGACGTCAAGGGGTGAGAAATGTCTGTGGGCGACTTCAGCCGCGAGGACGCCGAGCGGATAGCCCGGATCGTGCCCTGGGTCGAGCGCATGATGCGCAACCCGCGCGGGCACCGTGGTCGGTGGGGCGGCAACTACTTCATGCCGAACTTCGGCAAGCTCGATGGGGCGCTCTCGGCCGGCGGCTCGGCCACCATGTCTGTCTGGACTGCGGATCCTCTGGCCGACAGTGGCGAGAACATCACGGTCTACGATTGGTTCCTCGATACCAACGAGGAGCTGGCCACTGGGACGAAGGTCAAGGCCGAGTTCATCTGCGGCAAGTGGTATCTCGTTGGCGTGATCGGGGCAGCAGCCCACCAGGCCCGCTGGATTGAATTCN